TTTCTTTGAATTATTTTCATCAACTCTGGTAAGTTTGCAGAGTGATACCTTTGTAGTGCTGTCATGATTGTTCTCCTTTAAAAGCGAGTGTAAAATGTGAACCCTTTCGGCATTCAATATTAATTATATCTTGAACCACTTAGGTAGGTAGAGGAGAACCGATTAATGTAGGTACGGGTGTCTTCCCAACTTTTAACATGGTACGTATAACCCAACCTTTCTTTTACTGCTCTTGCTAAAGGGTAATCATTTTGACCCTCTTCCATCATATCTCCAAAGAAATGTACTTCATCATCAAAATTAAAAAATTTAATTATTTGACTCTTATCACTATTTGATATGTCGAGTCCTGTCTGTCCTCCTATTTGAACATTCAAATCAGGAAATTGATTTTTGATTCTGTCTGCAATTAAAATTCTTTCACCAGTATTTCTATCCCACTTTACATACTCATCTCTTCCGTTCATATTACCTTCACCTCTACCCAGAATACTAAAGTTTATTACACCTGGTCTATATTCAATATGATTTCCTGTTTTAATGGGAAAGTTGCTATAATCTAATTCGTCATTTAAGAATGATATGAGTTTATCTGATGGTTTCCAATCAGATCTGTATACACTATTTTTACCATCGTAAATATCTGATCCAGAACAATTAAATACTCTCTTACATCGATTGTAAATATCTAATCCAACCTGCTCAATAGTTTTTTCTCTATCACTTCCTGTGACCAAGTAGGTATCGAACTTACAACAAAATATTAGAAACTCTGCAGAGAATCCTATATCAATTTGTTTACGACTCGGTGTTAGAGTTCCATCAACATCAAAAATAAACTTCATCATATTTTCCAAATTTTATCACAATAATCTCTAATTGATCTATCAGATGAGAAGAATCCCGAACGTGCAGTGTTAATAACTGACATACGATTCCAAGACTCACGGTCTTTCCACGCACTACTTACACGGTCTTGAGCATCTAGATAATCAGAGAAATCAGCAAAGACACAGAAAGGATCATGATACAAAAGATTATCTAATAAAGGTTTGAATTTTTGTTTATCACCATGACTAAAATGACCACCTTTAATTAAGTTAATTACATCCCAAAGTTCTGAACTCATGTGCTGTCTAGGATCATATCCATGACTCCACAAGTCTGCAATTCCTTTTTCATCGTGTCCAAAGAGAAAGAAGTTTTCTTTTCCAACTAAGTCACGTATCTCTACATTCGCACCGTCAAGTGTTCCGATTGTAAGAGCACCATTCATTTGAAACTTCATGTTTCCTGTGCCTGATGCTTCTTTACCTGCGGTAGATATTTGTTCTGATAAATCAGCAGCAGGATATACTTTCTCTCCTAACTTCACACTGTAGTTTGGTAAGAATACAACACATAACTTACCTTTCATATCAGGGTCACTATTCACTACTTCTGCGATATCACATATAAACTGAACAATTAGTTTTGCCATGTAATAACCTGGTGCTGCCTTACCACCAAATATCACTGTGCGAGGAACGACATCGACTCCGTTTTTGATTCGAAGATACTGGTGAACAATCCAAAGGGCAAGTAAATGTTGTCTCTTGTATTCATGTATTCTCTTTACTTGAACATCAAAGATACTATTAGTATCCACATGTATTCCAAGATTATCAAAAATGTACGTAGCAAGATTATGCTTACCTATAATTTTTGTAGATGCGACTTTCTCTAATAACTCAGGATCATATTGACTCTCTTCTAACTTCTTTAAAGAATCCATATCGGTTACCCAATCAGTTCCAAGATACTCATCTAAAACATTTGTGAGTGCAGGATTAGAAGAAACAATCCATCTTCGGGGTGTAACACCATTAGTTACATTAGTGAACTTATGTGGCCACAGATCGTAGAACTCTGGCATCAACTGTGTCTTTACTAACTCAGAGTGTAGAGCAGCAACACCATTGACATGATGAGAACCTATGGTTGCTAGATGTGCCATACGAACTGCTTTATAACCACGCTCATCAATGATAGACATTTTCTCTAACATGCTATCATCACCAGGATAGTTCAGACGTACTACTTGTAAAAATCTACGATTGATTTCATAGATAATTTCTGTGTGTCTAGGTAAAAGATTTTGAAATAATCTAAGATCCCATTTCTCTAATGCTTCTGGCATTAAAGTGTGATTTGTATATGCGATAGATTTAGTAACAATTTCCCATGCATCTTCCCATCCAATATGTCTTTCATCAACAAGTAATCTCATTAACTCTGCAACAGCAACAGCAGGGTGCGTATCATTTAGCTGAACTTGCCAATGATATGGAAAGTCCTCTACCTCATATCCACGATTATCTAAACTTCTTAACATATCTTGTAGAGAAGCACTTACAAAGAAGAACTGTTGTTTTAATCTTAATATCTTACCTGCGTCTGTGCCATCATTTGGATATAGAACCTTAGAGATAGTCTCTGATGAAACACTCTGTTCAACTGAACCCATATAGTCACCGATATTAAATGCATAGAAATCAAACGTTTCAGTAGCATCTGCTCTCCATAATCTTAATCGATTACAACTATCAACCTTATATCCTAACTGTAATATATCATAAGGAACAGCGATGACACTCTCCTCAGGAACCCAACGAACTCTTTGATTACCACGGTCAGATGTGTAATGTTCGACTCTACCACCAAATCCAACATGGACGGATTCATCTGGGTGACAAAGTTCCCATGGCCACTCTCCATGTAACCAGTTATCTGTAATCTCTATCTGTTGATTATCTCTTATCTCTTGCTTAAATATACCATACTTATATCGAATACCATAACCAGTAGCAGGAACTTTTAGAGTTGCCAGAGAGTCCATATAACACGCTGCTAATCTACCTAATCCACCATTACCTAAACCAGGTTCTTCTGCTACATCTAAAATTTGATCTAATGTATATCCGTACTTCTTTAATGCTTCTTCTGCGTCTTCTTTAATACCAAGACATATTAAATTATTACCAAGTTGAGGTCCTATTAGAAACTCTGCTGATAGATATGCAACCTCTTTTCCAGTAGGAGGTTTCATAGACAACCAGTAATTCATCATCTGGTCTCTTACAGCATAACTCAATGCCATGTAGAAATCATGGATGGAGGCATTGTCAGGACGTTTTCCTAAGGTGTAGAAAAGACGTTCATTGATACCATTATAAAGGTTACTAGGATTCGTCAACTTTTTTCTTCTTGCTACCTATATTATACTTTGTTTCGAGTATCCAGTCACCTTTGTCTCTATATGCTAATACTTTGATTTGATTTAATGGTGCGATGTCTTGTATCTTTGATACATCTACAATACCAATTAGTCCCCAATCAGCAAGTAGTTGTGCAATACGATTACGACGTTGAACATCATTAGATGTCAAGTTAGCGTGTTTGCCATCAAGAGCAAATAGTTCTTTAAAATGAACAAGATAATATCTACCTTGTTTGTGTAGTATATGACATGACTGATATATCTTCTTTTCTTTTCTGGATGCTACACCAATTCTTGTGAGAGTTTCTCTGACTTTCAAGAAATCATCAGGTTCATTAAGAGTTACCTCGACCATTTTTTCAGGTAACCATTGTATCTCAGGTTGTTGAACCACACTCATTGTCTTCCTCCAGTTTCAAACTTCGATTTTATAAAATTAATTTGTTCAGTAGATAATATCTTCAAAACCTGTTTTGCTTTTTCATCACTATATTTGTAGTAACGCTTCACATAATCAAGATCTTTGATTTCATCTTTACGTAGCCAAGGAGAGAATCTCTTCTTAGTTCTGAGTGTATTTAGAAAAAAATCATATTGCATCTTCTTTGGTAAGAAATGATACTGATTCATTTCATTGGCAAAAAGTATAGCATCAAGATGACCTGAGTAAATACGATTGATTATGTAGGGTGAATATTCTTTTTCTAGTGATGGGTCTTCATCAATAAGATTCTTCTTTGACAAATTGATCGACTTCAACCATTCCTTGAGTTCCATAATTTAATAATAATAATTCTTTTCTTGCTTGTTGGTCACTCATATAATCCCCAACAGACCTCATTGTATAAGTAAGGTCAAACTCTACAGCATTCCAATCTTTAAATCTATTTTTAATTAGTTGAGATGAGTTATATGATATCATCATATCTGCTGTATGGTCATCACAATCTTTAGCAAATTTGTCATGATCAAATTTTTTATGCATCTCTCCAGACTTTCCATAAAGATTATCTTTTATATCATATGGAGGATCCAAGTATATAAAAGTATCCTTCCAATCTGTTAGGAGATCCTCATAAGAAAGATTTGTTATCTTCCAGTCTTCGATTATTTCCTGATAACCTGTTAACTTTTCAATACCTCTCATTGAAAAATTAGAATCACTTGCTTGTGCTGAAAATGATGATGACTCTGTAAGACCAGAGAAACTACATTTATTTACAACATAAAAAGCAACTGCCCTTTCTAATTTACTTTTATCTTGACTGTTGATAATTTCTTTTGATTCTAAAAATAATCCTTTTGCAGAATCTGGATTTGGATGTTTAATTTTTAAATCACTTAACGTGGTGTATAATTCTTCACCACTGTGTTGAACCTCTTTCCAAAAATTAACTAAAGGTTCGTATAAGTCATTGACCCAAATACTTAAAGTTGGATACATCTTTGTAAGATAGATAGCAACGCTTCCACCTCCAAGAAAAGGTTCACGAAATTCTCTATAGGTGTACATGTTGGGTAAGAACTGACCTATCTTTGTACAGGCACGAGATTTACCGCCAGGATAACGAAGTGGTGTTTTGTGTGATTTCATCTTACAACCATGTCCTGTTCAAAATAATTATTAGAACGAGAACGACTACTTGATGAATATATAAGAGTTTCCACTAATAAATTTATATCTGCTGATATGCCATCATTAGATTCTGCCATTCTACGAAAACCATTTCCAACATGTATTTGACCTGCAAATACAGATATGGTTGCTGCACCCCAAAATAAGTAATACCATCTAGATTTTACTTGTGCTCTAATTTTAGTTGTTTTTGTCATTTGAATTCACACTCCACCATAATTTCAGTTAGACATGCAAGCATGTTT